CAGTTGGCGACATTGCCACTGCCGTTTCCGGTGCCCACGAACGCACCACCTGCGACATAGTTGTGGTAATGCTGGGGCAATCCCGATTCCCCGGCAGTAAGGAGATGGGTCTTCTCGCCACTCTTGACTCCGAGTGGATAGAAGAACGGGTCTGTTCCATCGTATCCGTATATCGTTCGGCCTCTGCCATCTGGAAGAGAGAAGTGGGTGCTGTCCACAGCGCCATAAGTGGTCCCGATAGCTGCGAATAGCCTTGGGTATGCGGAGCGCAGCAGGGACTGACCCTGGCACAGCATCCAGCCGGTGGGGGCTGTAGGCGTTGCCGTTATCTCAACCTTGCCCGCAAAGACACCCCCATTCGACTCACCATGGATCACCACCTTGCGAAGGCTTAGCTCCACACGTACCCGGTCCCCCACAGACAACGAGAGGGGGTCCACCAGCGAATCAGGGACAAGGGCCAGAGGGTTAGTGTCCCCATCCAGACGGATGGCTAGCGGGCTGGTGCCCGTTACCGTGGCCCACTTGAATGACGTGATGTCCTTGATGTCGTTTATCATAGCGAGATCACCTCCTGCAGGGTCGACTTCATGAGGCCAAGTGGGGAAGTGTTCAACTCGATGCGCGTGATGGTGTGCCTAGCATCTATCCCGGCCTTGGTGTGGGAGAACCGCAGCACGTCACTGACCCGGACCGGGATGGGCAGGTGTTCTATCTTGACCTGTGCCTGCACTGCCGACATCTGGACCAGTGTGGCCCGTGCACGGCTCTGGAGGAAGGCAACTATCGCGGCAGTGGTGCCCACTGGGCACTCTACCGAATCCAGCACGTGGGGCACCCATCGTCCACGCGCCTGATAGGAGTACGGCGAGGAGGCATCCTCATTGGTCCACACGCCCACCAGTGCAGCCGCATCCTCGCCCCCGGCTGCCTGCACTGCGATAACTTTGTTGGGCACTGAGAAGGAGTCCCTGTCCCGGGTCCAGTCGGGCTTGTAGATAGCCTGCTCACCATCACGCAGTTCACGGGGGAAGCCCAGCACCTCATACAGGATAGAGCGGTCGGCAGGCAGAACCCTTGGAGTCACCTGGAAGTTGCCCCAGCCATCCATCCACAGGGAGGTGTACCCGGCCACACCAAGCAGGTCATTTATGATGCTTAGCTTGCTGGTGCCAGCCTCCCAGGCCATGCCGGATGCAGTTGCCACGGTGGAAGACTCATCGATGGCGATGTACTCACCAGAGGACGCCAGGATGGCACGCACCTCCTGTAGAATCAGGGTGCCAGCCGCCACCGAGTATGATGCATCCACTGAGTCCTGGGATGGCACGGTGCACTTGTCCAGAAGCTCGAGAGACCAAGCGCGGCCAGTGCCTTCCCACTCTTCTTTCGCGGCAGACACCAGGAACACGCCCAATGGGTTTTCAGGCAGGCCCGCAATGACACATACTGGGCGCACCCTTACCGACTCCAGAGTCAGGTCGGCTATGCGCAGCATGCCCTCCTTAGCAGTGGCCAAGTCTACGACCCTGGCCTTGCCCCCACCCTTGACAGCAGAGTTCTGGTTCCAGGTAAGGGTACCTTCAGAGACACCATCCAGTGATCCCACCAAGCGGTCTATCCCGTTGGAGTGCACCATCACCTCCCAGCGATAGGTGGTGGTTCGGCTCCCGTACAGGACTTCCTGAGTGGATAGGTTCCTAATAGGTATGATCGGGTCAGCCACGGTCAGCTCGTCTCAGTCATGGTAAACGACAGGTCGCCACGGGTGGCTTTCTTGTAGGACACTGAGCCGCGTGTCGTGCCGAAGATCCTACGCCCAGACGGGTCCCGATAACATGCCTTACCAGGCAGCAGCAGGATATCTCGCATCTCGTCAATCGTGGAGCCGAACCCTTCATACATGAATGAGGACACCTTCAGTTGTACTGAGGTCTCCACCCCATACAGACCGATGGGCTTGGTCCGGCCTGCCGCTTCCACCGTGGCATTGGCCACACTCAGGGACTCAGAGACGGTCAGGTTGGCACCGAACACCCCGACGACGTCGTACCCAGCCCCCTTAGATAAGAATGCCCGACGTAGCTCAGCGGTCTCCAGGCTCTCCTCTACAGCGGTCTTGGCACCAAGGGCGCTGGTGGCTGTGACCGTGTAGGTGTTGACCCCGTGGATGGTCGGTGTGGTATCAAGGAAGGTGAGCTGGCTGTCAGCCGGGTAGCCCTGCACCAGGGTCTCTACCTCACCGTCGATCTCTCGGGTTATGGTAACGGTGTCGGTCACTGACTGGCCACCAGCAAACCAAGGGCCATCGTAGTCCCCTTCCACTACGATAAAGTCGTCCCACCAGACATCCCCACCCCCTGCTGAGGCACCATTACCAAGACGTATCCCGTGAGACGTGCCACTGGCGACGAACGTTCCTACGGCTTCATAATCTCCGGCCAGGTTAGGCACCTTAGTCTTCATCGATATGACAGGTCCGGCAGTAATCAGGAACGTTCCAGCATAGCCGGGGTCCAGGACACCTGTGAGTGGGGCTAGTTTGTGCTGAGTAGCCCTGACTGTGTAGGTTAGGCCGGGGGTAGTCGTAACGGGGAATTCGGCATATGAGGCACCGAGTATGGGGATAACCCGAACACTCTTGGAGCCACTCTTGCTCCACTCTGTAGACTGGAACTTGGCAGACCTCTCAGGGTTTCCCTGAACCAGATTCAGGATTCCCGGAGCCGTCTGGACGCTAGTACTTGCTTTCGTGGCCCCTGTCCAGCCGAAGGAGAAATCACCAGCAGCAAGAGTGGAGCCATCAAAGTAGTCCCCCAGGATAGTGGAAGCTTCCAGCATTGACCCCCCTCCACGCCAGGTCGACGCAGTAGTGGGAAGAGTGGTGCCTGCCCGGAGTGAAAGGGTTGGACCCAAAGTGGTTGTTCCCACATTAGGAGTCCACGTCGCCCAAGTACGGAATAAGCCACCCCCCATGTCGTCGTTGTGGATGACCCCTAGAACACCCCCAGGAGCGTATATATTCGAAACTATCCCTGGCCAATTAGTCACTGTATAGAACATAGAAATTATGTAGGCAACCCCAGGTGTCACGGGAATTCCACCACCACTCGATATGAACACGGAATTCATGTCTGTGGGGGCAGAAGTCCAGGTTGTCTCGGATGCCACGCCACCCGGGAATCTGCTATCGGGCACCACGGTGCGAGCACCAGCCCCACCACCCTGACCCCAGCCAGCACTCCAGTTTCCATCAGCAATGGGGTGTGTGACTAGGTTCGTCCGCACTGTGACAGTTCCCGAGGCCGTCTCGAAGCTGGGGTTAGTGGCTAGGTTGGTCCTAGGCGCTGGCAGCCCCAAGTCTATCTGAGCGTACCCCTTGCCTTCCAGGTAGGACAACGCAACTTCTGGGAAGGATGGGGCCAGGTACGAGACACTGAAGGTACTGGCAGCCCACGCCGACCATAGTCCGTTGGAGTCCTGTACCCGTGCATTGACGGTGTAGCTGGTGCCATTCTGAACCTTGGTGCTAAGGGTGGTGCCTAGGAGGGTGTTAGTGTTCAACTCCTCGATGGTCACACCCCCCTGGATCAGGCGGATGGTGGCAGTCACGAAGGAAGCCGCTTCGGCCTGAGCGAACCCGAGGTTGACCCGCAGCGTAGCATCGGTGAGAACGGATCCGTTAGCCGGGGCTGGGATGGTAGCTACCGGCACCGTCTTATATGTGACGGCCTTCAGGTCCGACCAGGGGGAGGCCCCTGTACCGTCCGATCCTCCAGTTGTGGCCGAACCCCAAGTACGGACCCGCATGGTCAGTACCGTGTTGGCGGCATAGGTGTTAGCTGCTACGGTGCGAGTGCTAGCGGTGGATACAACCTTGCCGGTAGAGCTCCAGGCACCCCCACCATTGGTCGAGTAAGAGAACTCGTATGCCTTCTGCGGCGTGGTGTCTACCGGGTTGTGAGTCCATCCAAACGCAAGTGCCGAGGCCTTGTCCGCGATCGCTGGCATGGCCGGGATGGTGGGCTTGTTCGGGGCAGCTAATAGCTGAACTGAGTTGGATTGAGTGTAGCTAGAGAACAGTGCCCCAGCCTTGGCCCGAACTTGGTAGATGTGCACCTGAGCGGCGTTCGGGGCAACGTGAGTGTAGCTGGTCGTCCCGGCCGGTAGAGTGGCCAGCGCAGCACCGTCCCAAGTGGTGATCCCGCCACTAACTACCCCATGCCAGATCTCATGCTCGTGCTCAGTGTAGGCAACATTGTCAGCGAAGGTGACACTGATGTCAAGGCTTGTGCCCTTGGTCGCTACAGCATTAGTAGGGGCTGCTGGAGTGGTGTAGATGGCAGCCGAGGCAACACTGTAAGCCGAAGACCCAGCAGCGTTATTACCACGAACCCGATACTGAGTCTTGGTGTTGGCCGACGTGGCTACTGTCGCAGTAGTGGTCGTATTGATGGTGACAAGGTCCGACCAGGCACCCCCGTTGATACTTCTCTGGATAGTATTGGTGTCAGGCTGTCCGTTGGACGGCGAGGACTGGGACCAGTCAAGCTTGGTCTGCGTGTCGGAGACACGTGTCGCGACCACCCCCGTAGGCGTGCCAGGGATGACCTTGAGGTTGGTCAGTGTGATGCCTTGGGCTACCGAAGCAGGACCACCAGCGCCAGTCGTGCCGGTAGCGTTCATGTTGCCCTGTACCGTCACATAGCCCGATCCATCCGGGTTGTGCTGCACGGTGAAGGACCCAGAAGCGATGAGCGTGCTCTGCTGTCCAGCGCCCCTCCAGTCGAACGAGAAAGCTCCCGACCAGACGTTGACTACTCCCGACCAGTCTACCGAGGCACCTATGCCGTTGGCGAACGAGTAGTTGTAGACAGTACGCTCAATGAGATAGAATGCGTAGTTTACTACAGAGCGATTGTTCGCGTAGTCCAGGCCGGACTCCGAGACGTCTACCCGGATAAGGCCCGCAGCACCAGTATTCGCATCAGCCATTAGAACGTCACCACCCCTCCCTGTCGGGACTGAACCCGTACAGAGTCAACAATTGCGGAAGCCAACGTGGCGATGGATTCCTTGGAAAGAGATACTGCCGCCTGCTCCTGGCCCCGGTCCATGCTAGCGAACGCGTCGCTGATGGCGGACGAGATAAGGAACGGGTCCAGGCTGGCCTCTACTGACATTGGGCCTTGCGGCGTTCGTGTGGCCTGCATGGGCACCAGGGTCTGAGTGAGGCTGGCCTCGGTGGTGAAGTTTGCAGAAGTATTTAGCTTCTGGGCTTCGGCGATGATCTTGGTGTTGAGCTCCTGAATAGGCTTCAGGGCCTTGTCCTCGTTCTGCTCCACCCCCTC